TAGTCAGGTACTTCCCACTCTGTCCTGATACGTTAGGAACTATCGCCGTGGTTGACGCAGATGGAAAACTGTTCTTTAGGACAGTCTTCAGCATCCTCAGATGGTCATCACCCTCTCCAACTGGATCACCAACAACGGGGTTGGTATCGACTAATTGTGTTACCCAACTCGCAGATTCGACAGCCATTATGCGCTCGCTGCGGTAAGGGTTACAGTCACCTCAAGAGTATCTCCTGAAACGACAGCCCTGGCTGATCCAAAGTCTACGACACCGTATAAAGTTCCCGCTGTAGCAGAGGACGAGGCATTGTTACTTACAACAAAAGCACCCGCTACTGTATTAGTAGCATTTATTGAAAAGGTTGCTTTACTAGAAGAGTTATCACAAGTGCTAGTCGTTGTCCCTGTTATGGAGCCTAGCGTCAGAGTTTGTCGTACAACCTGAGAATAAGCGGTCGTGTGGACCAACTCAGACCAAGAACCATGAGATGCCATTGTGTCGGCAATTACTGGGGTTCCCGCTGCTTTTAGACCAACAAACCAGCTAGTTATCTGTGTGCCACTTTTGAACGTACCGTCAAGCACATGATTTGCGCCAGCAGTGGTAACAAGATTCTTGTTTATCTCCCGCCACTTCTCCTGACCGTCAGAACCATAGCACACCACTTCCCATATATTCCGTAGGCCGATAGTATAATCATTATCGTGTTTCATTCTTAGACCTCCCTCGGCCCGCATTGTTGGTTGCATTTTCAATTTGGATAGTCCACCTTAGTCCATATAGTTGATGGGTCTGATACACTAGACCACGTTGATGTCGGATCTGTTACGGCTGTCCATGTGGTTGTTGGATCTGTCTCTGGGTTCCATAGGAAACGGCTCGAACCCGTTTGGGTAAAGCTGCCAGAGAATGTAACCACCTCGGAAAAATTCATGTTTCCTACAGAGGAAAAGTCAGCATCTACGCCAAATGTAATCGTTGGGCTCATGGTTGCTGTTACGGTACTAGCCTGAGATAGATCAGCAGCAAACGTCCCGGCCCCCTGCACTACAAGCCCATGCTGTAGATCAGAGCTTACGGTCGTACCAAACGAGGCAGACACCGGCATCGTCATATCTTCAGCTAGAGCGTAAGATGCGTCTATGCCAAAAGAGATGGCAGCACCCTTTGTGTGACTAGCCCCTAAAGTATAACCGCCGTCTACACCGTAAGTTGCGCTACCTGTCTCAGCGGGAGTGTTCCAGTTTATCCCTATGTTGCTCCACAGGATGGGAGAGGTAGCCTCCGCCCATGTGATGGGCGCAACCATTACATATAACCGCTAGTGTTCATTACTCTGAGCGCAGAACCAGAGTGTCTGTCCTTATTATCCTGTTCCTGTAGATCAGATACAGCGCGATCTAGGGCCGCTGCCCATAGAGGAACCCGCTCATCATTCATTATAAAAGGCTCAGCCTCCAGCATAGCTCCATAAAGGTATAGATCTGGAGAGTCTGTTAAAAGAGTGTTGGTCGGAGAAAGTGTTGTTAGGTTGTCAAACTTCTTATAGAACAGCATCTCCACCTCCATAACGCTACCAGGGATGGGCCCAAACGAAACCTCGTTCGCCAATATAGTGTAGAACTTTGGAGTTCCGCTAGTGCTGCCACCCCACAGCCTATCGTATATTTCTGGCGTGACATAAGACAGGGTTGTCAGGGGGCTGGTATTAACCTGGAAGTTACGCATCTGTATATAGCTAGTAGGTAAGGCCAGATTTCTCTGGCCTGCTACTGTATCCGCAGTATACTTAGCCTCCATAGAACGTAGACGCAAGACCCTGTTGAATCTTGCTTCCGCCAAAGCTATGAACTCTGGTATCCTCGCAGTTAGATCATCCCTGTCCAGCCAGTTTGCTACAGCGGTCTGTAGCTCGCTGTAGGTGCTAATAGCCATTAGACGTTACGGGCTGAGAAGAATATGTTTTGGTTTAGGACTCTGTATCCATTTGCTGTGTCAGTTTGTGCGCGTCCTGCGACGCCAAATGCGTATAACCACATAATTAAACCCTCGTTGGTGTAGTTCTAAAATATTTATTGTCTGGATCGTTTAGATACTTTTTCATAAGGTTATGATCTTTCTCTATCTCTCCGTTTGTTTCTTTCATCCACTGAGTCCATACGTTTAACGGTATAGACGCAACACGCACCCCTTCACCCGCCTTACCCGGAGTTAGTAAGTCACCATAATTATTATATGCTTTCTTATTCTCCTCAAGTATAGGCTCACAATCCTGATATGTATTTATAGTAAACTCTTTCTCATCCGCGCTGGAATGGAAAGTAGTATGCAACATATTAGGCTCTACTGGTTTATTCATCTCAAATGATACCCCGGATCATCACCTTCAACAATCCTATTCATGCGCCCCTTTGTGTCAGAGAGCTTTTCTTCGAAAGTCGCGGGCTTCTTTTGTTTTGCTGGCTTCTGTTTTACAGACTTACTCGTTTTACCAGCCATAAACCTTTCCTACCTTTGAAACCTGCGCGCTTATGACGTTATCTATAGAGCCATTATGATCTGTATGCCCTATAGCACCATCTACTCCAGCCCCATACTTTTTAAGTTTAGGCTCTCCCTCTGCGTAAGGGGGAGGATTCATGTCTGGACCAATAGCTGTTGCGGTGCCCTTGCTGGGCGGTTGTCCAATATGTGCCATCTTATTTCTCCGTTGAGGCAAAGCCCCCCGGAGGGGGCTAAACCAAGACTATTTAGATTGCGCTCTTTAACTGGCCACTTCCGTTGCCATTCTTAGATCGCAAACCGTACTCAGCAATCAAAAGCTGTTTCACACTGTCGCCAGATTTGGCAAGAGTTTCTGTACGGAAAGGACGTAGATAGTCAACAGACCACAGGTCAAAGTCCACAAAATCAACATTGGTAGCAGGTATGTGCCGATCAGGAACAACCCTAAACGTACCAAAGTCCGTAACAAGAACATCAACAGCATTTACGGCAGTGATAGGACCTTTCCCTCCGTGATTAGCTCTGGGTTCGGCAACCACAGCGCCGCCAACAGTGGATGAGCTGATAGTACCCTTTACCGTACCATTACACAAAATGGTATCGGGTGTTCCGCCCAAATTCCAGATACGCTCAGCAACATTGTTGATCAAAGCGATAGTGGTTGTCGTATTAGCACCACCAGTTGCAGAGTTTGTCGTTCCATCTGGATAAGTTGAAGCACCACTATTAGTAATGCCAGCACCAGTAGAAGCAGCAACAACATTTGACGTTGACGCACTATTGGTTCCAACCCAAGTTGAAAAGGCAGCGGTTTCTCTAGCAGTACCAGAAGAACCAAGAACCTTAACCGTACCCTGAAGTAACATATACTCCATATCACGCTTCATTTCTTTAGCGCGTTTGGCTAGTTGATAAGCCTGAGTTGACTTTCTACCCGCAAAGTCTACCGCCTCAGCAGTGCCAGAACTCTGGACCTGCGTTGCGGAGATTTGGGTATAGTTGGAAAGTCGACGAGGCTCTGTCGCAGCAGTAGAGGCATAATCGTTACCCTCGATCTGCGTATTCATGGCGACTGTCTTCAACTCATCTGTTTGCCATTCAAAAGTGGTGTTGTCAGCGGAACCACGACCACAGCCACTAAGAAATGGGGTTTCCGTAGGACTGATATTGTATATAATATTTGATAGGTCTTCCCTGATGCCTATAGCACCATAGGTTTCCCTAGTATTTGCGGGAACTGCCATAGCATTTCCTCCTTAGTTAAATGTCTATAAAATCCTCAAGAAGTGCAGTAGCATCATCAAGATGTCCTGTACCCCTTAGCCGTTTCATTTGGGCTTTACGCTGAGATTTTCCCTCTTGTGATTTCTTTGTTCCTGTGCCAGTTCTCACAACCTTTGGTTTGTTCTTTACTTTCTTGGCCTTAACATCTGCCTTTTGTAGAGCGTCATACTTCTGCGCTTTCATAAGAACCATTAGGGATCTGTGGTCTACAAGACCCCCTATCTCCTCCGGTGTGTATCCACGGTCAATTGCGTATGCTCTTAGATCTGTAGCAAGTTTTTTCTGGGTCGCGGGGTCACCCCATTCGGGCATCGCCGCTACCAGTTTACCATGCTCCTGTTGTAGCACCTGCTTCTTAACCTGTTGCATTTCAGCTTCTTGCTGTTGCTGGATCTGCTGGGCCTGAAACTGGTTCTGGCGCACACGCTCCTGTATCTCTCGATACTCGTCGCGTTTGGTAATATACTCTATGGGGTCATCAGTCTTGAGGGTTTCCCAATCTATATTACTGTACTGCTCCAAACCAGCCATGGAACTTTGGATCACTTGGGTTAATGCTTCTGCGTATTGCTGACGCTCCTGTTGCAGCGCGGATAACTCAGAGTGGTATTGAGCCTGAGTAGACTCTATATTTCTTCGCTCCTCTGCTAACTCTTGCGTCTTTTTGGTGTAGTCTGAGTGGCGGGAATAACCTCGGATCAGTTCATCTTCAGATACCTCTGTGTCCTCACCGTTTACCTTTACAGTATAAAGTGTGACCTCATCGGACTCTTCAGTTTCCTCATCCTCGTCGGTTTCCTCATCCTCATCAAACTCTTCGCCCTCTTCTTCTTCCTCATCGGGCTGCTCCTCTTCCAATGATTCGTCTTGAGTTTCCTCGATAGACTCTTCTTCTTCGGTAGGTTGTGCCTCCTCAGCTTTTGGTTTTTCCTCGTCTTGAGGGTCCAGTAAACTTAGAAAGGCTTCTTGCGCTTCTTCTACACTTCCTCCCTGCGCGGGGGGTTGCTGCTGCGGGGCAGTTTGCGTATCCGCCATGTCATGTTCCTCTTATCAGATGAATGGGTGTTGCTTCTCCAGCATCTTAGCCATTTGTCCAGTTTCTAATATGGATTTGAAATGACCATGAATCCTGTCGAGCAATCGCATCGCAAGCCAGATTGATTCCCTGGCTTCCAACTCTGTCGAGCCGCTGTGTTCCCAGCGGTTCATTAAATCTTCCTTTAGTTTATCAAATGCTTCATTATACAACGGGTCGGTTAGAATTCTGTTTGCGCGTTCTTCCCTTAGATCTGTACTCATGTGTCTCCTATTGCTACGGCGCGATTCTGTTCACGTTCCAGCTTCAACTCTTCTATCTTTAGCTGCGCGTCAACCGCGTCTTTCTGCGCCTCTTGTTGAATTTTCTGCATTTTTACTTGTACATCAGCAGCCTTTATTTCAAGCTCTTTCTGGCGTAGCTGCATCTCCATCTGGGCCATTTGCTCTTCTGGGTCTGGTCCCTCTGGCTCTGGCTCAATATCTTCTGGGTTGGTCAGATAATCATCGACATTCTGAAACCCCATTGCCTTTATCATG